GGCCCGATAGCAAAAATCACCATCGGCCAAATTGTCTGGTGCGGAGACAGACGGACGGTTGTAGGGCGTCAGGGCCCGGTTTTCACGGGGCTGGAATTTGGTGGATTTATAGACGTACCTCATGGGTATCTATAAACAAATCAGCTATTTATGGCTTTCAGTGGAATCGAATCGGAACTTGCGAAGGATCCAGTGAGAGCTACGACCGCCGTGGCATCAACGTTCACGCCTTGATGAATCCATAGGTCACCCACATCCAAGCGAAGCCAAAGGCCGTCAGCCACGTGGATACCTGTAGAGCCAACTTAAGTTTCGCAGGGAAGTTTTCTAGTTCTTCGATGTCCAGATGCCCTCGGCGCATATGTACGCCAGGCCAAATGAGTATTCCACAAAGAAACGTTATCAGCAGCCACCGAGCGCCAAAGCGCCGCGTGCCCAAAAACCGTTTCATTTGCTCCAGGCCGGGATGACTTTGGATAGCCGAGGTTGCAACAGTGAAATTTCTTGTACCCGCGATGAATGCACTGACCGCACAACCGGCCAACGCGATCACGAACGGACACGCCAGCATTATCCACTTCAGCCACACGGGCCAACTCTCGAACTCAGTCATAATGTGATTCGTAGATCAGCTCGCCCATTTGCTCACCGCCCTCCGCACCGGCGATGCTCCCAGCAAAAGCCCCTCCCCCGACCAGCGCAATGCCACATACCGGCGCCCCGAAACCCGCGGTACCAGCAGAGAACACCCCACATACAGCGAGCGCAGTGATCCCAGCAATCTTGCCACCCACGATCCCTCCCGCCAGCCCCCCAGCGAAAGCACCTGCCTCAGACAAACGAATTTTTTTGCAGCCTTCGGTTTCCCCTGCACGGCAGGCCTCTTGGACTTTCAGATAGGAAGATGTACCACCTAAGCCAATTCCGACATGCCCGCCATACCGAAGGTACTTACTAAGCTTCGCCACTTTGTCCAAGTATGTGGCGTACCCAGGAATCTGCCCTGGCCCACCGGCTTTCGACCAATGATGCACAAGGCTCTTGGTCGAGATATTCAAGCCTTTCTTCAGCCGCTCGTAGGCCCCTAGATTCAGATGTTTATTTAGAAAAGTCGCCTTCAGCTGACCATCTAGCTGCTCCAATAACAGCCGTCGTTCGGCGAAGAACGATGGACTATTCAGATGGCCATGGCGCAGAAATTCTTGCTGATGCAAACGCTCGATGTTGCCAAGTGTGCTGCGAAGCTGCCGGAGGCCGTGGTCCATCATGTCCTTACCCACCCCCATGGAGAGACTGGCGTCACTAAGCAGTCCGGCAATTTCAGCCTGATACTCCATCATGAAATCTGACTCGGCAAAATCGAGTACAGCCAAGGAACGTCGCGCGCGCTCGGCGGCCGCCATGAGTTGGCCCTCCTCCTGGGTGCAGGCATAACCGTTATCCGGATCGCCGATGACGAAGATTTCCCCTGCCTTGAACCCCTGCTCGAAAGTCGGGTTAAGGCGTTGCAGGTACGAAATGGGCAAGGTCGAATCATGGCTAGCCAGCTCCAACAGAATCTGCGGGAACGACATGCTCCGGGGCACCACATAGAATCCCGGCTGCATCTGCCCAGGCAACCCGCCAACCATGGCGGGCGAAGCCCCTGCCAAAGCGCTAGAGCTCCCAGGGCCAGCGGGTGTGAGGCTAGTGCGTACGGCAACCGGCAGCCGCGGCGGGGGCATTTCCCCTAAAGGCGCCACCACCCGGTTGCTACCCTCTGGGCAACCGCAATCAACTAACGCGCCATCCATCGCGACTGGCTGGCCATCCGAGATGAAGTGCCACACCCCTTCGACGACCTTTCCTTCCAGCCCGCAAAGTGGACAAGGTGTGGTGGGATCCCCCATCCTCAGGACCATTCGTCCCTCGTCGAGGTAACCTTCCCCAGTGGCGATGCAAATCGCACCTGTGGTGGTTACATCACCGTCTACTGCTTGGCCAAGCCCATCCAGACTGACGCGCATTTCAGAGTCCCTTGCGAACTGTAGGAGCGAAAGAACCTAACAGCTAAGAAGGGGCAAATGAGGCCTCGAGCAGCTAACGAGACGATTCCTACGAGCAACGCGGATTTAGGACTAGGCACGACCTAACGGTTTGAGAACGGGACAACGGGAACAAAAAAGCCCGCACAAGGCGGGCTTCTATTGGTGCCAGGTAGCGATAAATCGCCATAGGCCAACTGATTCTGGTGCCGGAGACAGGCACCAAACCTGAGGCAAAAATCCCCGTGTTTACTGGACTACTCAGGCACTACGCCGATTTCCTGTACATGCTTCTGTACATTTTCGGTCACGCTGGACGTCCAATCACCAGCACTTCAACCACGTCACCAGAGGCTGCAGCCTCGTTCGGTCCGTCACTGAGCAGCAGGGTACCTTTATTCCTTCGCCCTGTCAGTTCGACTCCCGTTGTCGTAATCGAACCAGGGACCGCGAAGTATCCGCGGTTGCCCACAAAGCGGCTGACGCTCACCACCGTTGGTGGGCTGGCATAAGGCGCCGGGAAGGTCAGCGTTACCGCGCCGCCGGCACCCAGGGTGGCGGTCAGGCGAATGGCCGTGACGCCGGCCGAGGCCATCGCAGTTGCCATCTGCGCGGCGGTCGGGCTTTGGTTGGCCCTGGCCCATGCAGCCCTGGCCATGCGCATTGCTGGGTTCGGTATCGAGATCATGCCGGCACCGCCTGGACATTCAGCAGAATGCTGTTGGTGGCGCCGCGCACCCATACGCCAGGCGAACCTGCCCACACCTCGGCTACATCGCAGTAGCGCAGAAGGCGGCCCGAGTAATCCTCGGCCGCCGGCTGGGTTGCGCTCTCCTGGATGGTTATCAGGTTGGAGTTCTTGTTTTGCACCTCGAGGCCGGTACCAACGATGATGCCGGCTGTGGTGTAGACGTTGATCCAACCAGAATTGATGGTCTGAATGTCCATGCAGGGCTCCCTCTAGTGTTTGGTTCCTACTTGTACTTCCTAATAAACAACTCGTTTAGAAGTATCCGGCGACTGATGTTGATGGTCGCGTACACCCCGCCGATCACACCACCCCCGCAGAACTTCCCTTGTGACCAGTCTCCCGTGTAGTTCAGGACTGGGGTATTAATGTTTGTCCAACCGTCATAGACCTTGATCGTCTGAACTGTCGGAGAAACCCTTTCAACCCGGATCAAAAACTTACGATTTCCACCACCACTGTAAACACCAGGGATACCGGTTTGGATTGTGGGGAAAGGCGTCACCGACTGATACGGGTATCGCAGTTGTTGGAGGTTGAAGGTGTCCGAGGTCGCATACAGCAACAGGCAGTTGTCCTCCTGATAATTATCGGAAGACCCTGAGTTTCGGTTGAGCGATTTGCCACCAAAAAACAGGAACCCCGTATCGGTATCGAAGAAGCCATCAACCAGAATTTCAACCTTGTCGCCTACCTGCCCGATATCAGCAGCATTCGTTCCATCGAAGATCTCGGGCATCATGAAAGCTACCCGATTGTTGGTAGGGTTCGCTGCGAATGCGTAGTCGAGGGCGCCAGTCTTCTCCAAGGCATTCACCTGGACATAATTCGGAGCCCCTGTGTTGTTGAAATAGCCAAATGTATTCTTGGCTTTCCAAAAAGGGTTAAATTCAAACCACCCACCCCAGAACTGAGTGGCGTTTGAATTCGGGGCTATGAGCTGTATCCGGTTCAGCCCATATCGAAGCTTTAGAAGATAGAACGGTCGGTCAGTCGCGTTGATATACGCTTCGTTGTGCCCAGTATCTGGGAGCTCTTTTTCGTAGTATGGGGAATCGCTGTCCAGCGAATACACACGGACCAATGGCAAATCATCCTGAGCGATCGTGCTCCCGACGTTGCTGTTTCCGAAGTTACGGTAGATAAGCGAGTCCTGATTCCCTTCCGACCACACGTAAGCGTCGAGAATAATTTCTCGGGGATCATAATCCGCAGGCTGAACAAACCAAATGCGAGGGAAACGGCTGTATTTGAATCCTTCATCGCCGCTGGTAGGCACCCAGCTGGACTCGTAGCCACGGGTGTACCTGGCGCGACTGTCCATCCAGCTCAGGCGCTCAATGTCGGTACCGCGACAACGCAGGATATCTGGCATGAAGGACTGGGCCACAAATCCAGCTTTCATGGAATGCCCCGTATCGCCCCAGTGAAGGCCATCAGTCTGAAGCTCGTACTGGTTCGAGTAATCGCTGTTCTTGCTCATCCAAAGGCGCTGCATCTCTGACTGGTCGATGATCGAGACACCGGTTGCCGCCGCCAGATAGTGCTTCGCAGCGTCGATCTGGGAGGATATCTCTTCATTATCCCTGCCGGATGTTCCGCTCGACCAACCCTTGAAGGATCTCCAGTTTGCGTCACACGTCAAAAGAACAGGTGTTGCACCGACGGCGATGACCTTAGCCATCACTGCCAGAGTTTGCGCGATGTGCTGCAAGACTCTATTACCAGCGTCAGTGGTATCGTTCAGGCCAAACCCGATGATCACAATGTTAGGGGCCGGAATGAACTGGTTCTGCATGACTGCCTTGTCAAAGTAGTAATTCGCCCACCCATTCTGCATCTGCTGCCCGCTGTAACCGGCGTTGTAAACATTGATATTTGGGTTCCGATGATAAGCGCGAAGAATCTTCTGCAGCTTTATCGGCCAAGCATTAGGCGCTTCTGCGTTGTGATCGCTGTTTGCAATTGGCGCGGTTGACCAGGGGAACCCAGATACTGCCTGAGTAGGGTTCTGGGTCCAGCTTGAGGTTGCCGTACCGTCAGTGGTGGAATCACCAAAGCAGGTGATATTGATCGCCTGCCCGCCGTGCATCAAAGCAGCAAAATAATCGAGGCTCTTGATGTGCTGCTTGAAAACCGGAGAGGCTTGAGTAATAAGCTCATCAAGGGCAGCAGCTACGTTTGTCGCACCACCATCCGGCCTAACATAGGAAACGTTAACCGCACTGTTGAACGAACCCTGCCCAGTGTTGAAGATCGATCGGACGTAGTCTTGTGCCCATTTCTTAGTAACAGCATCCTGATCATCAACAGGATCCCGAAGCGCTCTGATCCCGTTGCCCTTGGCGCGGTACCATCCCTGGCCATCAGTATCGAACTGGCCAAGCGTAAGTGCCCGACCTGCAAAGCGCAGCAGCTGTTGCAAGGCCAGCCAGATACGGTCGAAATCTCGGTTTACGGTACCGGAGAGGAAGTCACCGTTTTCCTGGTAATCGTTCAGTCGCTCAAATGGCACTTCAAGCGAAAGCACGATTATCTCTCCCACCGCTGGAGCTGTAGTGAAGATAACGGTGCTAGTGGGGTTGCCGACGCTAGCCTGGCTATAGCCGGATATCTGCTTGACCCCACTGATGTACACCGCGAGGTCGGAGGCCTGAATAACCAGGAATGGAACGGTGTAGCTGGTAGACACACCGTTTCCTACGTATCGCGCTTCTGTTGGTACTGCTGGAACTGCCATGATGGCCCCCTGGTGCTGGCGGGCTAGTAGTCGACTTGCACCTCGTGCACGCCCGCGTTGGTGCGCCAATCGTCCCGCCGGACTTCCGTCGGTTTCCCGACGTTCCGGCCAATGCGCACGGGGGTTTGGGCGATGGCGCCAGCACCAGAATCCAGGTAGTCGTCGTCTTGGTCGGTGAGCGCTGGGTTGAAGTCGCGCATCTGGTCCCAGAGCGGGCCACGCAGCACGTCGACATGAGCCCACAGGAAGCTGGCCGACAGCGGTGACTCCAGGGCGTCGAGGATCCGCTTTTGCTTGTTGGTGCTGCTGTGCTCTTCCCCTACCCCACAGCCCGTGCCCTTGAGGGCCTGGCGCAGGATGGTCGGTACGAAGCCGCCCGGGCCGTTGGTTTCCACCACCACACGGGTGATCTGGTACTTGATGACCAGGTCGCGAACCTGCTTAACCTGGCCGCCGGTGATCTTCTCGGTGCGCTCGTCGAACTCAGCAATCTCACCCTCAAGGCCTTTGCATACGTGCCAATAGAGCTGGCCCCGGGCGTCGGTCAGGATCAGCGAGAAGGCCGAAGCGTCGGACTTGATCTTGCCCAGGGAGCAATCCCAGTACGCGGCTGCGCCGACAATCTGGATGTTGCCCAGGTACATGGCACAGGCGCCGTTGGCGTAGCGGATCTCTGGCTCGATGGCGTACGGAATCATGCGGGCCGGGTCCAGGCGAACGTCGGTGACCGGCTTGCTGTGCAGCTGGTATTGGCTATCCCATTCGTTGATGGTCCGGGTTTCCACCCGGCGGTTCTGCAGCTCGATCAAGTCGAAGCGCTTGGGCCAGGCGCTGCCGGCGTAGCAGTCGATCAGCGTGCCAGGCGCCTCAAGAAACTCCAGTTGCAGCCCATCAAGCTTGAAGTCTTTGCCGGCCACCAGCACGCGGGCGTGCTTGCCGATGCCTGAGAACACCACTTCTGGCACGAATGGCAGCGTGTACCGGGTGTCCTTGGCCAGCTGAATCCGGTGCTCCTGGGCGAACATGCGGATGGTCAGGCAGTCCGCGCCCATGGCCTCGATCTCGTCGTACAGGCTGTCATGAGTGTGCGGGGTGCCGATATACAGCTTGCTGCCACCGGGCACCAGGATGTGCGTCTGCTCACCCAGCCGGTACCGAAGTTTCTCCCGGGCCTCGGGGGTGGCGATGTTCCTTGGCACTTCCACGTCGTCGTTCTGGCACTCGTCCGCGCGGGCAGACGTGACGTTTGACAGAATGCCCTTGGCGAACATGCTGGCGTTACGGAAGTCGGCGGCACCTTCCACCCACCACTGCTCAACCGTGCCCTGGTTGGGCGGCAACAGGTGGCGGGTAAGCGGGTGGTTGCGGATGACGTTTTGCGTATCCCGACTTGTCTTGTAGGCCGTGTTGTCGGCCTCGGACTGGTGCAGGATGCGGAAGGCAGGGTCTTTGTAGTACCGCCAGGCGTTATAGATCGCCAGGATGGTGGACTTGCCGAAGCCCCGGAAACAACGCAAAACGGCCAGATGGCCCTTGGCCTCCAGCCATATCAGCGCCCGGATGTGGATATCCGGGACCTCCCACCGCATCCGCTTTGCCCAGATCAGGAAGAAGACCAGCAGGCTTACCTTCTTCTCTGGCTCAGTGGACATTCCCGCCCTTCTGCATCCGCTCGATGATGGCGGCGGCTTCGCGCTCAGCTGCCGCCAGTTCGCCGTCCAGCTCGTCGATTTCCTTGCCGGCGTCCGGTGCAGGCTTCTGGCGGTTCAGGATGCCGGCGATGTTCACCACCTTGAGCAGTAGCGTCATGGTGGCGGCAGCGTTCTTCTTGCACCAGTAGCGGTCGCCCCGCTCTTGCTGGCTCAGCTCGCCGGGTTTCTTGTCGGCACCCGGCCACTGGTGAGGATCAACTTCCGTGATGACAACTTCGCCCAGGCGCTCGGTCAGGGCCTGCAGCCTTACGATCTGATCGTCGCGCATATCAGCGGCCTCCTACTGCGGTGTTGAGGTTCGGAGCGCGTTCCGGCACAGCCTTGCCAGGCGACCACCAGAAGCCCTGGCCGAAGTCCTTCTTGGCCCTGCGCTTCATGCGCTGCAGGTAGCCGGGGGATAACAGCTCCTGCATGTCGTGGAAGACGGCGTGCTCGAATGCCGCCTTGGTGTACCAGCTGCGAATGAACGGTGTGTTCTGGTAGCCGATCCGCAGCATGTTCGCGCCTACGTCGGCCGGCTCGGTGTTCTTCCTGAACACGCTACCGGCGGTCAGCCCGATATCGGCGGCAGTGCCGTACACAGGGCCCAGCAGGCCGGTCAGGTTGGATTGGCCGCCACGGTTATCGCCGCCAAGGCCGGTGTTCATGATGTCGCCGAAGATCCCCACGCCGCCGCCACGCAGCATGGCCTGGACCCAGAACTTGGGGTCATCCATGTTGCGCGGGTCACGGCCATTCATGATGTCCATGAGCTGGTTGGTCACGGCACCCGCCATCAGCAGGCCGGTGAATAGCGATGCCGAGTACGCCAGGCGCCCAGCAGTGCTCTCGATCTGCATTGCGCGCGCCCAATGCCGTTCGAACATGGCCACGCCGAACGACTTGAACAGTGTGAGGTGCCGCAGGCTTTCGCCGCCAATCTCACCGGACTGAGTACCGCGACGCAGGGTCGCGCGCGTCATGAGCCCCGGCAGGATTGAGGTGAACTCGGATTCGTTCTGGATGTAGCCCAGCAGCTTGCCGATGGCATCGTTCTTCTGCTTGGCACTGAACCCCTGGATGCTGGCGATGGACTCGGGCGTCAGCATCTGCTGGCCGCGCCAGTCCTCTGGCCGCGCCGCCTGCCAGACGTCCCAGTCTTCCTTGGTGATGCCGTAGCGCTCCAGCCTGCCTTGCAATTTGGCGTCAGCACCCCAGGCGCCTCGGGTATCGGCGGCCATGCGGGACATGAGTTGCACGGAGAGCCCTCGGCGCATGGCTGTCGTCCAGCCCTCAAGCAGCGTCAACTTCATCGTGGAATTAGCAAGCTTGCTGGTCCAGCCTGAGGACAGATTGTCGGTATGGAACGTCACCAAGTCATTGGTGATGCTGTCCATGCCCAGCGACATGCGGGCGGCCTCGGCCCGGTAATCGGCGGAAACGCTCTTTATTGCGCTGACCAGCGTCTTGCCGACTGGCAGGCCGTGATAAACGCTGGTGATCGCCAGCGACTGCAGGTCGCCCACCACCGATGCTATGAGCGTGGCCTGCAGCTTGGCAGCCACCATGAAGTTCCTGATGCCCTGGTTGAACTCGGCAAAGCGTGCGTTCACTGGAACGCCCAGGGTCCCGTTCAGAACGTTCCACACCATGTCCGGAGTCGCGCCGAACTCAGTGCCGGAGAAGTAGCCATTACCGATGCCGTCCTTCTTCCGCGCAGTGTCCAGCAGCAGGCGGTATGTCTGCGATGAGTTGGGGCCGAATTGCTCAATCAGCACCGAGTCTTTTACCTGGGCATGCACGGAACCCTGCATAGCCTCGAACACAGAGGTGGGCCCGAAGTCACGCATGTACTCCAGATAGGAATCGGCGTCCTTGAAGTGGATCTGCCGGTGGGCCTCGTCGAACTTGCCAGCCCGGCTGGCGCCGCCGCCGGCGCCCGGAGTCATCTTGTTCAGGCCATCGGTGCGTAGGGTTTCGTGCGCGGCCAGCAGGAAATCGGTGACCTGGGCATCGGTCATTTGCGTGCCGTCCTCGTTGAGGTAGCGGCGACGGTCCAGACGGTTCATCACGAACGATGCCCAGGCATCGGCAGTAGCCTGGCGCACCTTCACCAGGCTGTGCGGTTGTGGCAGCCAGCCATAGTCCAGCCGGCCGATCATGGCGCCGGCCGCGTTCATGCGCTCGCGCAGGGCATCCATCTGTTCGCGCCAGGCCTTGGCCGCTTTGGCCGCGATCTGGTTGCCGGTGGCCTGCCCGAACACCTCGCGCACGAAGTCGCGTTCGGCCACCTTGTTGGTGATCAGGCCCAGGAAGCGCGGGGACGCGGCGTCGATGACGTCCATGATCGAGCTGAACGCCCGGTTGCGCTCGCCCTTGATCCGGTTGTCGATCTGCCGCATGCGTTCGAAAAGCGCGGAGGTGAATGGTTGCTTGCCACCCAGCACCGCAGCACGATCTGCCTGGTTGGCTATCTCTCGGGTCTGGGCCAGCAGGTTCAGGCCCTTGCGCTGAGCGGCCTTGTCGACGGATGCCATGTGATCAGCCATAGCCGCTTGGGCAGCGGCTAACTGACGCTGGGCATCGGTCATTGAACTGAATTTGGTGGGATCGGTGCGCGCCAGGTCACGAATGTGAAAGCTGATCTTGTCTTCGATCGCCTGGGCTTCTGAGTTCTTGAGGGGGCGACCAATGGCCTGCTCCACCTCTCTGATGCATTCGGGGCGCATAGGCTTGCTCCTGGGGGAATGGAGCAAGCCTATGGCTTGACAAAGACGGTTTCCCGACTATTTGTCTGGGGCTGTGATCCAAGAGACGAATGCCTTGAAGGCCCTGTACAAAGAGGCTAGACCGTATGGAATCGCTCGTACCACAAACACTCCAGCAATCCAAGACAAGACCAGGGCTAGCACTACGGCAAACAATGTTGAGAAAGAAAGCTTAATCCATTTGGTAGTGATTTTTTCCCTGAACGCCTTTTCGGACACCTCATAGCTTAAATTTGAAACGCCATGAACATCTGAAAGCCTGTAGCACCGAGAGAACGTTTTGTTGCTTATTTCTTCACGCTCTCTTTCGTAATTATTCGGCGTAGAACTCTTATAGCCTAGGATCTTCTCAAGCTTCTCGGCCTGAGAAGCCATAGCTGCGATCCTTTTGTTCGCCTCGCTTTGGGCCATGTCCTCGCAATACTCTCGAAGCTCGTTACCCAGATCGCCAACGGTTCTCCCCGTTTTAGATTCGATATCAGAAATCTCTGCAAGCCTACTTTTGTCTTTTCTTCCCTCAGAAAGTAAATAGCCGCCTCCATCTAATATAAGAAAAGCGAGCATGAGCAGTGCAGCCGAACAACTAATCAAAAGCTGCAACCTTCTTTTGTTTACCTTCAAATTACCCCCTCCTTATTAAACAACTAACCGCAGCCATAAATGACTGCGCATCCCTTACCCCAGCCTGGTGCTCCGCTTCGATTTCAGCCAACACCTCATCAGCCCGAGCCGTGGTTGGTTTACCGTCCGCATCATAGCCGGTATTTACTTGGGCTTCCGGGTTACGGGCCACTGTGTCCCTGAGTATCTGCAGCTCTGGCGGCCCCGCCTCTGCCCGTTGCTCGCCATCTTCGCGCGCTGCCGGAGCGGCATTCTCTGCCGGCTTACCTGTGGGAGCGGGCCCCTCGTTCTGCGCCGATCTAGGCGGCTGTATCCCGCTTGTTTCCTGGCCTCTACCTGTAGGAGCGGGATCCACCGGCAGCGTAGCTTCGTACTCGCGCACCAAGGTGTCGATCTCTTCACGGGCCGCACGCTCGTTCATCTGGCGTGGGGTGATCCGCTCCCCTGCCCGCGCAATTCCGACAGACAGAGGCGAACGCTCGAAACCTTGCATGATCTGGTCGGCCCTTTCCTCGATGCGGGGTTGCAGGCGCTCCGGGGTTTCCCCGCGTACCAACGCTGCCAGGTCGCGACGGGCAAGCTCCCCGGTTCGATTCCCCTGCAGGGATTCTTTCAGGGCGGTGAGGCGATCGGTCAGTTGCTGGCGCTCTTCCTCAATCGCCTGCTTGGCCGAAGTCTCTGCTCGCTTACGGCTCAGCCCCTCGGACTGGAACTGCTTGGCCCGGTCGCGGTAGGTCGCGTCCAGGCCTTCGAGGTTTCGTTGCAGGCCGGCCAGCTCGGTACGAATGTCGGCTACGTTGGGCAGCACGCCAGAGGCTTCCTGCTCCAGCTCCTGGCGCACCACTGGCTCCAGCTCCTGGCGTGCGCTGGCAATGGCTTCCTCACGCGTAGGCGCCTTTGGCGCTGGCGCTTCGCTCCCACGGAGAAACTCAGCGCTGTGGATGCTATCCGGCAGCACCACCGGCTCACCGCGGTTGATCGAGGCAATAGCGGCGGCCAAGGCGTCCTGGTGAGCAACCGCAGATTGCGCATCGACCGCAAGGCCCGGAGCCGTATCGATATCGGCGTGCTGGGAATTTCGGTCAGTGAGGGCGGCGTCGACCTGATCTGGTGTGGGCCGACGGTAGGTAGCCCTGCCCAAGCCAAAGAAGGCCAGCCCCATGACCAGATCTGTCGCCAAGGCCGTCTTGTTGAGCATTTCATACTGGGCAGCCTGGGCGTGGTAACCATTTGCCCGCAGGATTTCGGCAGAGGCGCCACGGTGAGAGATGCCCAGACCAACGTTCGCTCCCACGGCAATTGCCGCGTCTCCCAGCACTGGACCAACAAAGCGCGCTGCTGGCAGCACGGCGCCAACACCCATGGTGAGGCCTTCAGTTGCTCCAAGCTTCATGGATGTTTCGGGGTCTATACCTTCGGATATGGAGGTCTGAGTGCGTGAGTAGCCTGCAGGTGCACCTGCGGCAGTGAACAGCCCTGCAGGACCTGCAATTACCGAACCAGCAAATGCACGTGGCAGAACGGCAGCTAGCTCGCCGATGACCTGACCAGCCATACCGACCTCGACGGGATCAGGCCGAAGATCTTTCACTGATGCGGCCGTGTCTCTGCCGATCTCTGCCGAAAGCTCTTCAGCCCCCCTGGCTGCTTCGGCGGCATGCTTCTCAGCATCAAACCCGGGCGCGTATCCAGCACCCATGCCCGCAGCTATGGTGCTGGCAACCTCTGTGCCGGCAAGGTTGACTAGCCCAGCTTCGATGCTATTAACGGCCTCAATGCCGCCACGTTTAAGACTAGGCCCTATGATGTCGAGACTGCCTTGCAAGAACCCAGGTTGCGGGGCCTGGCTGGTGAACTCCAGCGCCTGTTGGCGGTTGAGGATGTCTGAGTCGTCTACAGCGCCATTGAGCCAGGTCATTGGAGTTTCACCACGATAGGGTTGCCGGTCTGCGGATCGGCCTGTGGCCGACCTGCATTCATCATGTAGTACGAGCCATCCTGGCCAGGCACGGGTGAGAGCGGCAGGCGCTCAAGCGAGGTGAGCGGGATCTTGGTGCTTTCGGCAAAGCCCTGCAGCTGGCTGTCAACGGCATCGCTGAATCGGCTGTCGGTCCAACCATACGGTTTCACTACCTTGGAACCGGCGTAGTTGGTGATTCCGCCGGTGGCCATATCTATGGCTTTGGTCGCCACTGCCTCGTCCAGGGCCTCGCTGCTTTGCTCGTGCACGACGCCGGCAGGGCCGGCCAAGCCAGCATAGATGGACTTGAATACACTGAATGCCCGCTCACGCTCCTGCGTTCCAGCTGGTATGGATTGCCCGACCAGACCTTCAAACGCCACGCTCATCTGTGTGTCGCTTGGCATGACGCTGGATTTGTCGACCAACACCTTGGAACCGCTCAGGATGGTTGGCGCAACTGCCGTTCCATCAGCCGCCTTCAACTGTTGGGCCTGGGCCAAGCCGGCCATCATGAGCGGTGGCTTATCTGCTGCCAGCGTCTTGAGCGTGCCCGACAGGTCGTTTCCGCTCGGCGCCGCGCTAGCTATTGCGCCGAGGATCTGCAGCTTTGTGCCGTCGTCGAACTGGTCAAGCGCAGCTTTCAGCATCGACGTTTCTTGCGGGAGGAACGGGTTGCGGCTGACCTCAATACCCACCTGCCGACGCATTGCGTTCAGGGTGTCGAAGCGCCCACCAAGCTGGCCGACTAGGGTCATCTGCCCTTCTGGCGTGCCAATACCGCTGAAGTCCAGCGGTTCGACCTGAGTGCCTGTCCGCATGGCGTTCCATTCCAGAGGCTGGTCGCGCATCTGTTCCATGTTCGACGTGACGGCCCGGTCCAGACGGTCAAGGTTGTTGATCTGATCAACCGATGCGCCGTTCGCAGCAACTTGCTGGCGCTGCCTCTGGATGTACGCCTGCTGCTCAGCAAGGGGAAGGCGCAACACCTGTTGAACCTCGCCCATCTGCTTGATCCTCGTGTTGTATTCACCGGCAAATGACGTCCCCTTCAACCCGGCCTGCCAGCGCGTTTGCTCTGCCACTGACGGGGGAATGCCAGTTGCCGCTTGCTTGTCCATCTGGTCCAGCAACCGCATGGCCTTCATTTCCCGCATTTCAGCCTGGCGCTGGGCATGTTCCTTCACCTGGTAGATTCGCCCGGTGACGGTGTTGAGCAGCTGGTTGCGCTTGTCCGGGTCCAGCTTGCCAGCGTAGAAGCCGTCAGCCGCGGTAAGGTCGTGCTCAATCTGCTGCAGGGTGCCGAGGCCATCACGAGCAGAAACCACCCGTTGGGTGGCCTGGGTGGTCCAGTTGGCGTCCTTGGCTTCCTGCTTCTTGGCTGGCCACATCTCGCCGTAGGCCAGGCGCCCGGCCATATCCATATCCTCGCCGTCGAGGCGCGAGTTCAGCTTGCCGATATCGACGCCCGGCATTGCCGCTTCCTTGCCGATCAGGTCAAGCCGCGTGGCCAAATCACCCTTGGCAGCGTCAGTACGGGCGCCGATGGCCAGCTTGCGTACGCCCTCTTGGCCGGCCAGTTGCAGGCGCTGCTGGGCCAGGCCCATGCGCTCTATTTCTGGCTCGGACAGCCCGGAGAATTGCAGGGGCTCAAGCTTCTGCACTGCGCTGGTGTAGGCCTCTTCCAGCTTGTCATGGCTCAGCGTGCCCAAGCGCACCTGCTCGGCCAAATCGCTGTTGATGGTGCTGATCTGTGTTTCACGCTCGAATAGCGCGTTGCTGGCCTTTACGCGGGCAAGGGCCTGATCTTCCTGGCGCTGCTGGTCAAGGATGCCGTAGGCGGCACGCTGCACATCACCGGCCAACTGCTGAGCAGCTTGGTTCTGCCCTCGGGTGTCCATGGTGATGACGCGGTTCTGCTGGGCATCAGGCAGGACGCGGGGCACTGCTGGCCCGGTTGGTATGACGGCCATCAGTTACCTCCTGGCTTAGAGACAGAGCCGTTGCGCCCGGCTGCACTGGCCTTCCACATGCCAGCCTGGGCACCGGCCGACAGAACCGACCCGACAGCTTGGGCGTTCGCAGCAGAACGCTGCTGCTGCCCATAAATCGACATGTTCGCCGCGTCGGTGTAGCCGCGTTTGCGCTGTTCCTCACCGTTCAGGATCGTCATCACCGCATCTTCCTCGGCGTTCTGGTAGATCTCCTGGTTGATGTTCAAGGCGGTACCGGCGCCGACTTCGACACCCGACGCGGCAAGCGCGGCGTTGGCCTCACCAGCCTGGTTGCGCGCCAGCTTACGGATGCGGTCGGCCTGTACCTTGGCAGCACTGGCGGCGTTGTCCGCGTCAATCTGGGCCTGCTCCGACTGGGCGTCAGCGTTGAGCTGGGCTTGCTTACCCTGCTGCACCGACGAGTAGGCCGAATACGCAGTGGAAGCCACCAGGGCAACCATCGCAGCGGTTTCAATTCCCATGATCTACCTCCATCTTGAAAAGCGGGCCAACGTAGGTGAAGCCCAAGCGGCGGTACAACCGGGATGTGCCTTCCACGCTGATCCCGGTCGTGATGCCCATGTGGATCTCCTTGGCGCCCTTGGCCTTGGCCCATGCCTGGAACGCCAGCACCAGCTTCAAAGCGATGAGGCCTTGGCGCTTGCTGGGTTCGATGAAGATTGAATACTCGTAGGCCAGCAGGTCGTCGCTGAACCACTGTTCGGTAACGGCGCCGGCGAATCCGCCGACCACTTCGCCGTTGACTTCGGCAGCGAAGACAACGCCCAGGCCATCAATCAGCTGGCCTAGGAAGTTGCCGACCTTCTCGGCGTTGAATCCAGTTTTTGCGTAGCTGCTGGTGTCGTGCAGCAGGGTGCCCAGTTCGACCAGGCGCGGGATGTCGTCATGAGTAGCGGGCCGAATCATGGTGATTCCTCAGTCATTGATGGTCATCTTCTTGATGACGCAGAGCAGGTGGAACGGGAGGGGCTGGTCTTGGGTGATCTCGATCGAGGACGCGCCCCGCTCCCACCCAAGGTTTTCAAGGCGGTGGTCACCACTGAACAGCGGTGGCGGCTTGTCCAGGGTGCTTGAGCCGAGGTTGCGGAAGGCGATGGTCTGGCCGTTGATCTTGCAACCCGTGGTTTCGAGGAACCGCAAGGTGATCTCAGCGCAGCGCATGCTGTTGCCCTGGGCGCTGCCGGTGCCGCCCTGCACTTCCGGGGTCAGTGTCCTGATGGTGCTGGTGTAGTGCAGACCGATCTGGACGTTGAAGGCATTGCGCGGAATGGTGACCTGGCCACCAGCCACGACCTGCTGCTGCATGACAACGCCATCGGCAACGATATCGACGGTCTTGCCCTCCAGGTGCGCCAGGCCGCCCCAGGTGGACTGACCAGCCTCACTGGTGGCAAATATCCCGTCGTCAACCTGGCAGCCATCGACGAAGCGCTCGATGTAGCGCACGTTCTGGCCGTTGATGGTGCGCCGCACAATAGCCCAGATCTGGTCGCCGTCTTCGGTTGGTATGGCTGCCACGGATTCGAAGTAGCCGTCAGTGACCTGCCGGGCCCAGCCGACCACGTCCTGGTCACGATCCACGGTCATGGTGGCCAGCACGCCGTCGGCCCTTACCATGAACAGGATGCTTTCCGGTTCCTGCTGGTAGGCCATGGAGACGATCCCAGATTTGGTCAGATGCTCGGACAGCACCGACATGTCGGGCGAGCCGTAGCTGTCGGAGTCGTACTTGTAGGCCATGGCCCGCAGCTTGCGGCCGGCGCGCTGCATGAAGTACAGCTCGTTGCCGATCCGGACTGGGCGCACGCGGTTGCAGCCGTAAACCGAGGGGTTCTTCGACTGGATGTTGGTGGGGGTGATGGGCTTCTCGACGCCGCCGGTCAGGGTAAACTCGCCGCCGTAGGTAAGCGGGATCAAGGCGTTCATCTGCGCCATGTGCAGGATGGGGTTGATCTGATCGGAGGACAGATTGAACGTGAAGGCGTCGTCATCCTTGGTGCCCAGCTCGAAGTTCAGGTACTCGCCGGTGCGCGATTCCCAGATGGTCTGGGGGAAGCTGGGGGAGCCGGCCACCGCCAGGCGCTGCTGGTACAGAGTGCCGCTGCCTGGGTAGCCGTCCACTTCATTCCAGACGCTGGCCTCAAGGGTCCATGCGTTGGCTGGCGCCGCCGTGGCTGACGTAGGGGCAACCCTGATGACTGCCGAGACAACGGTGGTGCTGGTGAACGCTGTGATCTCCACCAGGCCGGTGTTGATCTTCACGAACTTGCCCACGTCGTCGGAGCGCCAGCCAGCAGCGCCAAGCGTCATGGTCACCACAGCGCCCACGGGGCTGAACGCGCTCAGGGTGTTGGTGGTCTGCGGGCTCCCCTTCATCGACCACGACGGCAGGCTGGCCGATGGGAAGGCGTTCAGCACGTCAACTGTGGCCACCGTGCCGCTGGTGACGCCAGTGATCCTGGCCACGCCGGCACCGGACCACACCTCACGGCCAACGTCAGCAGCCAGGAAGGCCGATACCGCAGAAGTCATTGTGCGGCCAGTCCCTACCGACGTATCGCTCAGGGTGATGCCCGTGGCGAAGTCGATGCCGCGTTCGTCGAATGGCTTGGTCACGAACGGAGCCGGGGCCAGGCTCCACTCGGTGTTGGTGATCCGGCGCAGACGGTTGATCTCCACGCCCTGGTGGAACAGGAACATGGTATCGGCGCCCTGCACAAACTCGATCTGGCGCAGCATGGCTTGGCTGTATGGGCTCACCAGATCAACGCCTGAGTACGTGCCATCCGGGAAGTAGATGCGCACGTAGAGGTCGCCGAACTCGCACATGTAGGCCTGAGCGGTGTTGAACACGTAGGGGATCAGGATCGCGCCACGGTCTGCGTACTTGGCTGCGCCGCAATGCAGGGTGCCGTACCGGCGAACCCCACCCCCGTGCACCACCGGCCACACGTTCTCCATCTTCATGGCGCCGTTCTGGTACCGGGCGATATCGACACGGCCGTACATGCGGGGCGAAAGCTCGCCGGCGGTGAAGTTGGTTTGGATCAGCGTGACCCTGGCCATCAGCGGGTACCCCAGCCATTGCCGAAGCGCGACTGCAGCAGGTGTTCATTGCCGAGGGTCTGCGGCGGGTCTTCCTGCCCATCGGCAGCCTTGGCCTGGCGTAGCAGCTGGGCCAGCTTGGCCTCACGGCTGTCACGCTCCGAAGTCGATTGGGTGATCGGATACGCCAAAACCGCAGCCATGGCCGCGGTCATCAGATCCACCAGGTGGGAATCCCAGGTCGCCTCTACCTCGTTCTGGAACACATACCGCAGTTCAAGCACCGATGTATCCGCCAGAATCCGCCGGGCTTCGACCAGGTAGTCGATCTGCATATCTTTGGTGCCTACCTCCAGCACCCGGAGACAGTCGGCTGGCAGTTCGAACGCATGCGGGTAGCCGAATGCGGGGACCTCAGCCAGAGGCGCCAGCACAATGCGCTTGATGCAGCAGTTCCACGGATGGGCCCGCAGGATGCTGTCGCGCTGGAAGGGGTAGAGGTTTGCGCACAGCTTCGCCCGATCGAGGTTCAGCTGGTCTTGGAAGTCGTTGATGGTCTGGGCCCCCAGCATCAACAGCGCGTTGGAACAAATCGAAACACCGGTTGCCATTGCCATGCCTTGTGCCTCCAGAAATAGCACCGGGGCCATCAGGCCCCGGCAGGTAAAACGCCATCCATGGCAGCCGCGCTCAGTTCTGCTGGGCGTACTGCGCCACCAGGGTGATGACCTGGCCGGCCTGCAGGGCGGCACCAGCAACGACCGAGCGGAGTTCGCTCTGGTCGGTGGCCTGGCCTGGGGCGATCACAGCAACATCGAAGAGGCCGCCGTTAGCGAACACCGCCTCGGCAGTTGCGCTGCCGGCGCTGGTCACCGCAGTGGCCGCCAGGTAGCGCGCCGGGGTCACCGGGTCGCCCAGGTTGAGGGTGGAAGAAGCCGCGCCAGCCGCGAAATACAGCTTGGTGGTCGGCATCAGGCGAGCGCCGAAGGGTAGGAAGCCCCACGAAATGTACTCGCCGATGCCCGGGCCGCCGCTGGCCGGCACGGTGTAGGTGCTGATAAAGACCTGGACGTCACCGCCCTGGAGGTTGGGTTTGGTCAGCTGCTGCGGGAATGCCACCCGTGCCGCTGCCAGAGAACCGTTGCCGTTTGCCATGGTGTTACTCCTGAATGGGGTTGAGGACGAGAACAGCGACGACCCTTACGGGTCGTTCGCGGCGATCTCTACGACCTTCTCTTCTTCCACGCGCACGGCGCCCAGGCTCTGCTTGGCGTAGATCCGGACGTTGAAGCCCTTGCCCGGGTCCTCGCCCACCTTGGTGGTGATGTCCTGGCCCTTGCCCAGAACCATCCCGGACTTCGCCCAGGCGTACACAAAGCGGGTGTTGCCCGACTTCGGGAAACGCTCGGAGGGAATCCAGCGGAAGCCCATCCAGGTGCCCTTCAAGGTGCCTTCCTGCAGCATCTTGATAGCCATGAAGTCGGCGCTGGTGAGGGTGGTATCGGCCAAAATGTCGACCAGGGCGTTGGCGTGGTAGCCCATGTACAGCTCTTCGCCGGCTTCCTCGTCGGCCTCGTTCAAGCGGAAGATCTTCTTCGCCTGGATGATCTTCGCCTTGGTGAGGCCGGTGCCGCCCACGGCGATCTTCTGCGAGGCCGGCAGGATCACGCTACCGGTGGCGCTGGAGCGGGCCGAGCCGCCGAAGGCCGAGACAATGACGTCATCCTTGGCGCGGTTCATACCGGCAACCATGGCCTGGACGTAGTCCGAGGTCGGGTCCACCAGCATGCGGATCTTGTCCTGGTCGTCGACCATGTCGCCGTCTTCCCAGTCGTAGAGGTCCACGAACCGGGTCGAGTGTGGTTGGTCGTTGATCGGGGTGTCGCCGTGTCGCTGCGTGCGGCGCTGGGCAGTACGCTGGCCCAGGCGGTTCACGGACTTGGACATACCCACGATGTTGGGCTCGATGGTCACCGCGCCTTCAAAGCGGGACATCTTCTGTTGGGCGACGTGCTTGAAGTTGTCAGCGAACTGCTGCACGAACGCTTCGGTAATTTGCTGGGACATACGATGCACTCCAATGCGAATACGGGATTGCCTTCCGGGTATCCGCACTGCGGGCCGGGATTCCTGGCGTGCATCGGCATTGCTTCGCCTGGGGCTGTCCGGGTGTCTGCGCGCCACCGCAGGCCGGCCCGGTATCGCTACCGGGATGCCTGTGATGGTCGGAGTTGCGGGGTGTCGGTTTCCCGACTATTTGGCGGGAGCGCTTATGCGCCGAGGATGCGGGATGCAGGCTTGTTGTACTTGGCGGCGTAGAGGGTATCGAGCTGTTTCTGGATGCCTGCACGCTTCGGATCATGCGCCGGGAGGTCCTGCAGCTGCTGACGCAGTTCTGCGGTCTTCACGTTGAAGTCCTGCTCGTTCACCACGCCATTGCTGATCAGGGTGTCTTCGGCCAGTTCCTTGCCGATGTTGGCGGTGAACGCGATGAAGTCCGGGTCATTGCCGTACTTGGCCATCAGGTTCTGAAAGTTGCCAGGCCCCTCGGCGCTGGCGAAAGCCTCGGCCGCACGGTACGACGACTTGAGGTTGGTCTGCATGGCCTGGTCATCTGCCCACACGGCCTTGAGCGCCGCGGTGCAGTCTTCGTTGCTGAGCTGGGCGCCGCCCTGGACCAGGCCAGGCGCGGCCTTCATGTACTCACCGATCACGTACTCAACCTGGGCATTGGTCATGCCCTTGGCGTGGGCGCCCTTCAAAAACGACTGAGTGGATTCATCAGCCTTGAACTCGTCCCAGTTGAAGCCCTCGACGCCTTCCAGCTTGACGGCGTACTCGCCGGCGTCCTTGGGCGGCGCATCACCGGAGCCCATGCGGGTTTCCAGGTGCTTGTAGGCCTCGGCAACCTTCCGCGACGATGCTTCAAGATCAAGGCTGCCGTCCTCTTTGTTGGTGCGGTACTTCTCGGGAATCCAGTCGTTTGGGGCGCCGTTGTTCAGCACAGTGCCTGGTGGGGTTGCTGCTGGTGGAGGCGTGGCGCCACCGCTTGGGTCGCCGCCCTCGCCTGCTTCCTGGTGCAGGAAATGGCCGAGACGGCCGTGGATGAACCAGTTCATGCTGCTCTCCCGAAGTCTTCAACGCGGGTGTTGATGATGCCCAGGTAAACCACCATGGCATCGGCCTGCATCTTCAACAGCTGACGCTCCCGCTCTGGCAGGCCGGCATAGATCGGAGTGGACAGGAACGCCTCCAACTTCTGGATGCGATCGGCCAGTTGCTCGCACTCGGCCACGACGCGCTGTTGATGAGGCGGAAGTGACTCGGTGCCGGCAGGCAGCACAGGGATGAAGTCGTCGATAGCCCGCATCAGGTTACTGGCCTTGGTAACGGCATTGGTCAGCTCGACAGATGCGCCACAGGCCTCAATGGCCTGGCACACGTCGTACGCCTGCTGGATCAGCGGGTGACGGGTGATGTTCGTCATGATCATTCCTCTTCGGGTTGGTCTTGCACGCCATTGGCGCGGTTGATGCGGTTCAGGATGTGGTCCAGCACCTCGCGGTTGCCGGCCTGCATATAGGTCGTGAGGATTGCGTCGATGCCGCCAGTGGTGACGGCGTTCTTGGCGAATCGGCGTATCAGGGCTTCCAGCACGATCACGCCCTCGGCGTGCTGCTCGAAAACGCGCTTGAACATGTCGTCAATCTGTTCGGGGGTGTACTGAGTCACGCGGCTGCTCCTGGTGCTTGCTTGACTGCGGCTTGGGTGACGGCCTGCTGCATGGCCATCTGTTGCTGCTGCTCGATCGCCGCCTGCTTGGCGTCGGCACGCTGCTGGCGCACCTTGTCGCGGTCGGCCTCGGTGCGGATGACGGACGATGGAACGCCGAGGGCTTCGCCACGGAAGCGTGCGGCGGCATCGAGGTCGACGTTGTCCATGGCGTCAGGCTCTTGCCCGGCGGCCACCTGCGCCTGCGCTGCGGCAGCACAGCCGGCGACGTACTGGTCAATGGCCGTCACCTCTTCCAGCTTCTGGGCACGGGCCAGCGGGCTGAGGTAGCGCACGGTGTAGGGGCGGTTGGCCAGGCTGGCCGGTGGTTGCCCGAGGATGCCGGCACGCATGGCGATGCCGAAGCAGCGCTCGATCAGGGGCTGCAGGTACTCGGTCTGGAGCCGGCCGTAGACTGGGCCGAGCAGCTGACGGATCAGGTTCACCCGCACATGCACTTCGGTGGCGGTCATAGCCGGGCCGTCTTGGGCCTGCAGCTGATCAGCCATCAGGGTCTTGCGGATAGCGCCTTGCAGCCTGGTGATGCGGCTGTCGGAGTAGTTGAAGTTCGAACCACTCTGCAGCGGCTTCATGCTGTCGACGGAGTTGGCCACAATGATCTTGCGCGGGCCTACCTTGACCGTGCGGGGGTTGAGCACCCCGTCATCCTCGGCAATCCACATGCCGGCAATGGCCAGGTCACCGGCAGCCAGGTCCATGCGGACCATCTCGTTGAGGGTGCGAGCGTCTGGCAGGGCGTCGGCCACTGGGCCTGTGGCGTATACGCTGTCCGGGATCATCATCCAGCGCGGCACGACCACGGGCATTTCGTGGTAGCCGGATTCGCTGACAAGCTTCTTGGCGGCCACCTCGACCTTGCAGGAAGCGATCGGCATGTTCTTGGCCAGGCGGGCGCCGACCACGTAGCTGGTGCGCGGGTAGATCGCGTGCACGAACTCGACCAGGTCCTGTGGTTTGGACTTGGCCAGCTTGGCGGTGCTCTCGCTGACATTGCCTTCGCCGAACTCGTTAACCGCCTGTTCGGCGGTGAGCTTGTAGGAGCGGTAGACAGTGTCGATCTTGCCGCCGGGCTTGGAAGCCGAGCAGTACACGCCGGAGATCGGCCACAGGTCGAAGAGGTAGCCGCCCTTCTCGCGGTCCTGGTCGATGTACAGGGCGAACCAACCAGCGCACACCACGTCCAGCAGCCCTTCGAATGCAGCCGCGTCGAAGTTCGATGCGTGGATGTTCTCCCAGATTATCTCGGCGGAATCGCTCAGGAAGCGCTTCTCGTCCTCGGTGGCGTTGCCCACATCCATGCCAAACCACAGGCTGTTGGCCGGGGTCAGGCCGGACTGCACCGACGACGACAGGATGCGCGCCGAGTCGGTGGTGGTGCCGTCCAGAATGCGCGCCTTGCGGTTCAGCGCCTCCTGGGCGGTCATCACATCGCCGTAGAAGCCATTCCCACGCATGGGGTACGTGTAGTCGAAGCAGTCGCGCCAGACCTGCTCATGCGGGTTGCGCAGCGACCTGAGCACGCTCAGGGTCTTGCAGATCTGGTCAGCGTTCATGCCCCGAGGGTCCTTTTTCCTTGCTCGATGACGGTACCGGCAGCGCCCGCGGTGGAAAGCAGGCTGCTCTGGCCCTTACGGCGGCGCGTGGCGGCGGTTTCTTCGTTGGCCTTCTGGGCGGCCTCGTCGGCGGCCTTCTGCGCAGTAACTGCCGGCTCTTCGGCCTGTACGACCTTCGGCTTTTTCGGCTTCGATCCCATGGGTTACTCCTTGCTGGCCGGCAGCTCGTTTACGAGCCAGCCTTCGTCGGTCAGCACGGCACGGCCTGGTTGGGCTGCCTGCTGCTGGGTGGTGGGTTGTGCAGCTGCGGTCTGCGCGGCAGCCTGCTGGGTTTCTTCGGGCTTGAAGTACGGATCACCGCCAGCGTTCAGGCGGTCGGCCTCGGCCTGGGCTGAGTCCTTGGCGCCATCACCGGTGGCCACGAAGTCGCTGAACCAGTCGCCATGCTCGGCGCCGGCCGGGGTGCGGAAGATGCGGTAGCGACCACCACCGTTGTGTTTGCCGATGTACTCGGGCTCCGGCTGCTGCTCGGTGCTGGTGGTGGTCTGCTGCTGGGTGGTGGGCTGGACGATGGGCTCGCCCGGGGTTTGAACGGTGAGGTTGTCGGGTGCTGGCATGGCCTTAGACTCCTTGGTAACCACTGAGAAGCATGGGTAACCAAGGATCAGGGGCCGGAACCGTCGGAATCCCGACTATTTGGCGGCGGGGCAAGCGGTGTTGATGTAGTCCTGCAGGGCCGTCAGGGCACGGATGGCGTCGTCGCCGTCGTTGGTGATTCGGATAATTCGCTCTCCAGCCGCTGGGTCAATGTCGGCTCGCGCTTCTGCATTGCCCAGGCTGGCGGCGCCTGTGCTGGTTCGCACTGCTGGGCAGGTGGCCTTGATTGACAGCCGGCGCTGGCCAGCAGCGACAGCAGCACGCAGATCGGCATTGGTTTGGTTCGCACGTTCACGCTCCTGGGTGTGTTCGGTGTCCAGCTGGGTGAGTAGGCGCTGGGTTTCCTTGCGTGAGGCTATGGACGCCTCCAGCTCGCCTACACGCTGCGTTTGGGTGTCGAGGCTGGCGCCGACATGGTCGAGGCGCCAAAACGCCAGAATCGAGAGGATAGAAAGCGCTGCGATGGCAGCCAGTAGGTACTTGGTCATCGTTTGTACCAGGTCATGGTGAAACAGCGGGCATCGGCTGGCACAGCGGGCATTGGCCAGCGCAGGCACTCCATGTGTTTGCGTTCCGGTCTATTGCGGTTCACCCGCAGCGTTTGCACCAGGTATGCCGATTTGGTGGTGACGATAAAGTCGCCGACCGCGATGCCATCGGCGCCATCGACGTAAAGCTTGCAGGGCGTGTATGGCTGCTTCCCGCTCATTGCGCCCCCATGCACTTGGCGTGGCGCTTCAACTGCCGCTCCCAGACGCCCCAGCAGCGCTTGTTGCCCGGTGTGCTGCAGTCGTAGCCGGCGGCGTACTTGTACTTGAGCAGGTCGTGACAGGCCTGGACGTAGTTGCCGGCCAGCAGGTCGCGCCGGGGTGAGCCAGCGCGCCAGGTGCCGATGCCGTACTGGCCGACGAAGTCCATGTACAGATCGAACTCGTCCTGGAACAGCTTCACGCCCGGCAGGCTGGCGGCGAATGCCTTCTCGTCTTCGGTGAGCAGGTTGCGGGCCAGCACCTCGGCACGCTGGCGGGTGATGGTGTCGCCCATGCGGACGCGGGTGCCGTCTTCCCACCTGGTGGAGCCGTGGCCGATGGTGGGCACGTCGCCCTTGGTGGGGATGACGGCCGTGTCTGTGAACCCTTCGTTGGCCTTCCAGGCGCCGAACCCGGCCAGGCTCATGGTCAGCAGGCCGACTGCAATGCGGTTGCGGTTGCTCATGGGCGGCACTGCCCCTTGAGCGCTTCGATGCGGGCCTGGCTCTCGGCGGCTTCGCGCCTGTCCTTGCGGATCTGGAACCAGGTGTTGACCAGGAAACCGAGCAGGGCCAGAACCACGCCCATGATGCCGATCCAGTTGGCCTGGGCCAGGAAGCCGAGGAAGCCCGCCCCCGCGCCAGTCCACATGCCTTTGGTGGCCACGGAAACACCCACCGCCTCTACGATCCCTTCTGGGCTGCTCGCCATACTTCTGCTCCTTACTGGGGCTTTCATGGGCGCCTCCAGGCTGGTGACAAAGAAAACCCCGCTCGGTGGCGGGGCATCGATGACACACAGGGTCGGTGCAGCTGGGCGTCGGGTTCCCGACTATTTCTACAGAGGGAGGATGTGCCGCCGCAGCAGCTGGTCGGTCACCTCAACGCTCTCGTCGACGAATACGAACGGCTCAGACCAGCCTTGCAGCATATGCTTTACGTATCGCACATCTCGGGTATCAGGGCTATCAACCCCTATGGCAGTTATCGGATTGTCGGGGATGGTCATTTCTTCGAGGTCTTCGTAAGGCATACGACAGCCATCCATAAAGCCGCCGATCATCAACACAGTAACCATTTTTCCACCTCTGCTTGGGGTTGGTAGGACGACTATAGGCCTGCTTCTAGCCATCCTAAAGTTCCATCCCTCACGTCATACGACGCCGGGCTCATGGTTTCGCGTGGTAAGCCCACCAATCGCTCGTTGAGCACATGGGCATGCTCTCGCGGCCTTGTCCGGTCTTCTGGCACCAGAGCAGCACCAGGCGCTCCCCTTCGCTGTAACGCGGCTCTGCGCCCTGCCGCCAGCCAATGAGCGTGGTGCGGGCAACGCCGATCTCGTCCGCCAGCGCCTGGATGGAGTACCCAGAGCGCAGCACAATGGTGATGACCCGGAACCAATCGATGCGCTTGGGCCCGGGCCGGGAGGTTGGGGGTTCACAGAGCACAACCGGACGCACCGCCATGACAGCGGCGCGCACCGGCTCTGCGAACAGGGTCAGCTGGTCAGGCACTGGCGGCTTCATCGCCGGCGCCCTTACCTGCCTCACCGCCCAGGTACTCCAACGCCAGCTCAGCGAAGCGCAGGGAGAGCTTATCGAGCGCATTCCGTGTCGGCGTGCCGTATTCGGCGCGGCTGGCGTAGTCGCTCGCGGTACCGGCCGCAATGGCCATGGTGCAGGCGTTGGTCAGATCAAGGTTTTGGGCTGGCTTGGTCATGGCTGTTGCTCCTGGAGGGCGGGGGTAAACGCGCACGCGCGCGAGGCAGAGCGAGGCGGCGCACTCAGCCGCCCCATGATTTCGGTCATTTCTTCGATGGCCTTGGTCAGCGCCAGCGGATCCTCGTCGAGCTGGAAAGGGTGGAAGGCCCGGCGGTGGCCAATCATGTTCTCGGGCTCGCCATGCCTGGTCAGATCGATGTCCACAGCCAGAAGTAGCCAGCCATCAACACCAATCTCTTGTGCAAACCACGTCAGTTTGTTCATGTTCTTCCCCTAGAACTCTTGGTATGCCCAGCCACCGCCGGCCTTCTTGGTCTTGGCGGTGACGGCAATGATCTTGAAGGGGTACATGTTGGCCGCGATCTTGGTCTTGACCTTGGCGTCATCAGTCCAGAAGCCCTTTACCTCATGCAATTGCATCTCGCCGCTGGAGAGCATTACGGCGAAGTCGGGTGTGTAGAACGTGTTGTCAGCCAGGCGCAGCTTGATCCCCTCGAACTTGTACCAGGCGATGTGGCCGACAAACTGGCGATCCTTGAGGTACTCCTCGTAAGCCGCTTCGGTCTTGTTCATTTCACCTGTCTTGAGGCGGCCAAGGGCCTGCAGGCCACGCTTCATTCCGTTTCGTTCAGCCATGGGACGGTTCTCGCTTGATTCCGAGCTTGGCCAGCAGCAGTGCGCGTGCGGCCTTGGGGTCTGTGGGGATGTTCTGTGCCGCGATCAGGTCGCGGGCTTCCTGGTGGGATCGAGCCAGCTGGGCCTTCATGCCGCTGTCGTGCTCGATGCCCTGGGCGATCTTGCCGTCGAGGGGCTGCGCGTTCTGGGCGCGGCGCAGGACGATGGCGTAATTGCGTTCGAACTGCTGGAACAAGGCCTTATCGGTGCTCTTGGCCTGGCGCAGGTCGAAGGTGCCGGTGGCTTCTGCGGCTACGCGCACAGCCTCGTGGCTGTACTTGCCGAGCAAGGCTTCGTGCCAAGCGCGGTCAGTCGTGGGCATGCCTGCGACTTCCAGGCAAAGCTTGCGGAAGACATGCGCCGGTGGTGGCCAGTCGAACTCATCACCGCGTGCCACCAAAGCATTCAAGCCGTTGGCTAGTTGGTCCTTGTTCAATCCGCCAAGCACGGTTGCCCAGGAGTGATCGGGGTCAGCTGATACGCCGAAACTCGACGTCCAGCGGTGGCCGTAAAGCTCCGTCATCTTCACCCAAAGCTTGTCCAGCCCCTTCTGCGGCAGCTTCTCGGGCTTCTCGGTCTGCAATTGCGGCCTTGACGCGGTCGACTGCCGACATTGGAGCCTGGCGACCAGGTCGGTTACCTGCGCTGGTATTTGATCCATGAGTGTTCCCCCCGGCTTGCGCCTGGCGAATGAGGTACTGAAGGTGACCTACGAGTTGTTGCTCCCATTGGGCCTGGGTCTTTTCCGTCAACGGACGGACATGCCAGTAGGTGCGGAAGGCGGCCAGGATCTCCGGGGTCAGCGAATTGACCGGTACGGAGTTGGCGAAGGCGAAGGCTTTGAAGGTCTTGGGCTCTGGGGCCCAGTCTTCGAGAGGCATGGCAAACGCGCCGCGCGCGTTACCAGTACTAGTGCTTTTACCGGATACCGGAGGTAGGTTGCTGCTCCCGCCCTCTCCTGATTCTCCGTTGGTTGCTGCTCCATCCTCTGGATGGCTGGAATCCCCGCTTTCATTGGCTTCTGGAGATTCTTTTGGTGGTTGTTCCTGTGGTTGCTGCTCTGGTTGCTCCTTGGTTGCTCCTGTTTTGGGCAGACCATTACTGGTCGCTAGCGGGAGCTGGAGCACCAATGGACCAATCGACACGATCATGCCGATGGTTTCGAGGCGTTTGAGGAGGGAGCGGACCTTCTGCCGAGTAATTTCCGCTGGCGCGTGGCGGCCAGGAAGGGGCGCGACGTAAAGGACCTCGCGCAGCATCTGCTCGCTAAGTCTACGCGATTTTCCTGCGATGCCTGTCCGGTAATCCATGAACCGACGGATCGCACAGTACAGCTTGAAGGCCTCGGCCGGTTCCTCGGCCAGGGCTCCCCACTCGTCGTCATTGATCTGGAAGGCAGGCACGGGCCTACTCCTCGTCGTACAGCTGATCGACGTGCTGCACATGCTCCATCCAGCGCTTGGCCTGGTGGAGGATGGCTTCGATGTCGCTCTGGTTGAAGCAGCGCATCTCCGTCGGGACGATTTTCAGGTCAAGCACCGCGAGGATTTCGCTGAACTGCTGGAATTTCTCGGGCTTCATCCGGCTGATGGTCGCTTCGTCGCAACCCACTGCAACTGCTACGGGTCCATTCCCCACGGACGCAAGGCGCTGCATGAGAACGGCCATGTTCTTGCGGGACCTTACAACCTGGTCCTGGCTTAATTGCGTCGTCGACATGATCAGGCCGCCGATTGCGAATCAGCGTGCGGGTACAGGTCCGGACGCAGCTCATGGCGGGAAATGCCGGTAGCGGTCTCGACCGACAGAACGCGCTCAGCCGGAATCTTGCCGGTAGAGCACCAGTGCTGAACCGCCTGGGGTTTGATGTTCAGCAGCCTGGCCAGCTTAGATTGGCCCCCTACGGCCTTGGCCGCTCGGGTTGGGGCGTTGTCACTCATAGCAACCTCTCCAATTAATTTGTAGAAATCCTACAAACGACCGGAGAAATCTACAAGCAATATTTGCAATGATGCTTGTAGCAACAAAGGGTATTTTCAGGCGATGACTACTATCGCAACCAGAATCGCCGAGGCCAGAAAGGTCCTGGGCTTCAACCAGTCCGAGCTCGCACGGGCTCTCGGCGTATCACCTCAAGCTGTTCAAAGCTGGGAGTCTGGAAAGGCGAGGCCGAAGGGTGATCGCCTGGATAGGCTGGCAGCAACCTTGGAAAAGAGCGTTGATTGGATCCTTACAGGCAGGGCCTCAAACTCAGAAGAGACCGAGGCCTCAAAGAGCATCAGCACATCGTTCATCGACCAGATACGAAAAAAGGTCATAGATGCCAGCACTTCGCCTGAGGCTGGTGAGGCTCAGCTAAAGCTCTTTGCTGAATACATCTTAGCGACTGAGCAAATGAAGCAGGCAGAGCGCGCCATGCGTGACCTGTTTCTAAATCATATGAAAACCCAGGGTTGGTTCGGGAAAATCGAAGACCCAACGCTTATGATGCATGTCTACCTGATAACCCAGGGAGCAGCGGAAGGCACGTTGTTACCGTCCGAGCTCGACGCACTTCAGCAGATTGCAAGCCGACTTAAAGCGGTTGCAGAGGCAGAAGAAGACCTCAAGTGAGCTTGATCCACATCACAAGCCCGGCACCTGCCGGGCTTTTTTGTGCCTGAAAGAAACCCCTCCACGCCTTGATTTACAAGGGTTTTACAAAAAACCTGTAAATTTTTTCGCCGTAAATTACAAAAAACACTTGCAGCAATACAATTCACGCTTGTAAATTTCGCTCATCCGGACCTTCCCGAACCACTGCGGAAGACCAGATGAGCTCTTTACACAACCAGACGATTCACCGCGATGGCTTGGAAAGGCTTTGACGCGCTGGGCGTGGGCGACTCCCACACTGGCTTCGCCGTATAGACCTCGGGGCCGTTGCGATCTTCCCGCACATGCGGGCCGGAACATTTCACTTCTGCACCTGGTGACGGGTGCAGCGGGAAATCAACCGGAGAAACTCCATGAACCAAGCAGCAGAAACCGCCACCACCAAATGCCTGTACTGCGGCAAGCCAGCAGAAAAGGTGGTCAAGCGGGAAATTATTGATCGCAGCCGCGACCCGCATACCAACCGTCCTTATGTCCGCACCCGAACGCTGGACTTCTGCAGTACCGACTGTGGAGGCAAATACCAGATGGGCTGTGAGGGCTGACGCTTCCACTGGCTGGCCTTCCAACGAGGGCCAGACGGGGAATCAACCGAGGATCCCACCATGTTCAATCCAACTGCGCAGAAGGTGTTCGACGAGAACATCGAGCGTGCGCTGGCGCTGCCACCAGGTGAACTGGTGGGAGCCGAGGCCGAGCTGGCCGCCGCTGCCGGCATGATCAGTTACGCGCTGTACCGCGGCGATATCACCCACAGCCAGGCCGAGCTGATGCACATGCGCATCCATTCGACCCGCGCCCGTCGTGTTGCCCTTCTCTGCCGGCGCCAGCCAGTGCACCAGGAGGTGCGCCATGTCCAATAAATGCCGGGGCTTCATTGCCCCAAACGCCCAGCAAATGGTTGAAGCCCTGCACCGTCAGGGCTTTTTCATGTTTCGCGACCTGCCACTGGGCACCACCATCCGCATCCGCCGCGGCATGTTCGTTGTGAGGTTTCCATGAGCCAACGCGAGCACGTGGTCTACAAGGGCGAACTGGGTGGCGAAATTGTCTACATAGGCACGACCATCCAGCAGCCAGAAGCCAGATTTCGCTGGCACAAGGCGAACGGTAAGCCGTTCAAATTCACCGTCGTAGCCCGCTTTGACAACGCCCAGCAGATGCTGGCGCATGAGCATTACCTGATCCAGAAGCACAAGCCCAAGTTCAACAAAATCACGCACCGCCAGCAGAACCTCAACAGAAAGCTGAGCCCCGAACAGGTTTCGGAGCGTGTTGGACTTGCTGGATGGTGCCAAACCTGCCTGAGGCGCCGGGTGAACTCTGGCTACAGCGCCTGCAGGTTCTGCTCATGACCGCCGCCCAACGCCGGCGCCGCCACCTGATCTGGCGCGGCGCCTTCAACTCCCTCCTTGGCTGGACCGGTTGGCTTGTGCTGATCGGGCTGGCTGACGCCATCACCCGATAGGAATCTCGCCATGAGCGATCTCGCCATCAAGCCAACCTTTAGCCTGGCCCCGCAAAACCTCGACGAGGCGTTGAAGTTCGCGGACTACCTCGCCAATTCCGACATTGTCCCCAAGGACTTCCAGCGCAAGCCGGCCAACATCCTGGTGGCAGTGCAGTGGGGCATGGAACTGGGCCTGCAGCCGATGCAGGCCATGCAAAGCATCGCGGTCATCAACGGCCGCCCTTCCCTGTGGGGTGATGCGGTCATCGCCCTGGCCCGCAGTTCGCCGATGTGTGAGTACATCACCGAGACGGACGACGGCGAAACCGCCACCTGCCGCGTAAAGCGCCGTGGCGAGGAAGAGCAGGTGCGCACGTTCAGCATGACCGACGCCAAGCTGGCCGGCCTGGCTGGCAAGTCTGGCCCCTGGACCCAGTACCCGAAGCGTATGCGGCAGATGCGCGCCCGGGCATTTGCCCTGCGCGACGTATTCCCGGATGTGCTGCGCGGCATGCCAGTGGCCGAGGAAGTCCAGGACATACCTACCGAGCGTGAGCTGAACCAAGCCCATGTCCGCAAGGCCGACGAGCCCAAGCAGCTGCCGGCCTATCCCGACAGCAAGCTGGACGAGAGCAGCGAACAGTGGCGCGGCCTTATTGCCGCTGGCCGCACCAGCCCTGATCACCTGATCAAGACCATCAGCAGCAAATACGCAATCACCCCCGAGCAAATCGAGCGCATCCACGCTCTGGCGCCCATTGAAGGAGATCACACCGATGCAAGTGCATAACGTCCAACAAGGCACGCCCGAGTGGCACGCCCTTCGTTCCAGCTACTTCACCGCTTCGGAGGCGCCCGCGATGATGGGCGCCCCTAAGTACCAGACCCGCAACGACCTGCTGGCGCTGAAAAAGACCGGCATCGTCGAAGAGGTCACCCCGCAGCAGCAGGCCATCTTCGACCGTGGCCACGCTACCGAAGAGCTGGCTCGCCCCTTGGTCGAGGAAATGCTGGGGGAAGAGCTGTACCCCATCGTCGGCACCAGCGGCAACCTGCTGGCCTCGATGGACGGGGCCACGATGCTGGGTGACACGCTCTTCGAGCACAAGCTGTGGAACCAGAAGGTGGTCGCGCAGATCCGCGCCGGCGAGCTGGAGCCGCACTACTACTGGCAGTTGGAGCAGCAGTTGCTGGTCAGCGGCGCCGAGCGCGTGATCTTCGTGTGCTCGGACGGCACCAGGAACAACTTCGAGCACCTGGAGTACCGGCCAGTCGCCGGGCGCCGCGAGCAGCTGGTAGCCGGCTGGGCCCAGTTCGAGGAAGACCTGGGCAGCTTCGAAGTGAAGGAAGTGAAGGCCGAGGTCATAGGCGCTGCCCCCGATCAGCTGCCGGCGCTGCGCATCGATGTGACGGGAATGGTAACCGCCAGCAACCTGGACGCCTTCAAGTCACACGCCCTTCAGGTCATCGCCAACATCAACACCAACCTGTCGACGGATAAAGACTTCGCCGACGCCGATGCCACCGTGAAGTGGTGCGGGGAGGTCGAAGGCAAGCTGAAAGCTGCCAAAGACCATGCGCTTGGCCAAACCGAGAGCATCGACGCGCTATTCAAGGCGATCGACGCCATTGTCGAAGAGACTCGCGCAAAGCGCCTGAGCCTGGAAAAACTGGTCAAGTCCCGCAAGGATCAGGTCCGCCAAGACATCGTGATAGATGCGGCCAAGGCCCTGCAGGCTCACATTGATCAGATTGACGCAACCTTGGGCGGCAAGATCCGCATGCCAAAGGTGCACGCAAACTTCGCCGAGGCCATCAAGGGCAAGAAGCAGGTCAGCAGTTTGAAGGAAGCGGCCGACACTGAGCTGGCCCGGGCGAAGATCGAAGCCAGCCGTATCGGCGACCTGATCCGCTTGAACATCGCCAGCTTCAACGAGTTGGCGCGGCAACATGGTTTTCTGTTCCAGGATGCTCAGGACCTGGTGCTCAAAGCCAATGATGATCTGGTCGCCCTGATCAAGATGCGCATCCACGACTACGAGCAGGCCGAGCAGAAGAAGCGCGACGATGCCGAGCTGGCGCGCCAGCAGGCTCAAAACCAGGCCGCCCAGCAGCAACAGGTTCAGCAACAGGTTCAGCAGCAGGTGCAGGAACAGCGGGTGGCTCAGCAGGTTGCACAGGCAGATCCAGCGCCAGCAGCAACGCCGATCACCACCGCAGCGCCAGCCGCCGCGGCAGACAGCGGGCAGCGCATCAAGCTTGGCGATATTACCGGTCGCCTGGGCTTCGCACTGACTGCTGACTTCCTTTCGTCTCTGGGCTTTGAGCCTGTGGAGATCAAGGGCGGAGCCAAGCTGTACCGAGCTGGCGACTTCACCGATATCTGCACCGCCCTGATCCAGCACATTCAGGCCGCGCGGGTCGACAAGGCGGCAGCGTAATGGCCGCCCAGAGCGTTGAAGAACTGTACGACCAGGTCGAGGAATTCACCGCAATGCTTGCCGCGGCCGAGCTGCACGCCAACGGCGCCTGGGAAGAAGAATTCGTCGAAAACATGCGGGCCAGCTTCAAGCGCTATGGCCCGCGCACCCTTCTGAGCGTTCACCAGCAGAAGAAGCTGGAACAGATCGCCAAGTACTGAGGACCACCGAATGAAAGTAGAACACCGCGAAGCCATCGAGCGAGCCAAGCTGCACGGCACCTCCCCAATGGTCCTGGCTCACCAGCTGATGGTGCATGACCTGGTCGAAGCTGCGCTCTTCGAGTTGCGCAATATCAAAACTCCGTTCGGTCGCCTGAGCGAAGAAGACCAGCAGGAAGTCATCGACCGCGTGACCGAAGAGGCAAAGGACGCGGCCTGGACGGCTGTTAGCATCATCAGTTCGCGCAGCGTCGACACCATCCCGTTCAAGATTGCCGATTCCAAGTTCAAGGAGAAGAACATCACCGTGACCGGTGTCGTGGACTCCCAAGACCCGAACCGGCATGGGCTGATCGACCTGTCGGGCAAGCTGGTACTGCTGGCACTGGCGCCAAACGACTACAACGAAGGCCTGGACGGAATTCGCGCCGAGCGTGACCAGCGTGAACTGCCGCTGAGCGCTTCCGAGATCATCGCCGGTGCCGGCCTGGACCGGCGCCAAGAGCAGCAGTTGGATCTGGCCGAACAACAGGCCCAGCAGAACCCGAAGGACGACAGCGACGTTGTCGACGCTGAATTCATTGAAGGCAGCACCCCGGTCGGTAAGGAATTCGGCGACTTCGACTACGACGACGCCAAGCAGCTGATCGTGCTTAAGGCCAACGGCAAGCCGTTCAAGGCCCACTGGGCGCAGGGCCGGCTGTCCATCAGCAGCGAGCAGGTAACCACCCTGCTGCTGCGCCTGCTCGATGATGAGGTCATCGCCGTGGAGAAAGAAGGCGAGACGGCCTTGGACCACAGCTACAAGGTCATCGCCACCCTGGAAGACGTAGTGGTCTGACGACTTATCCACAGCGAAATATGCACAACCGGCGCCGTATGGCGCCTTTTTCATGCCCAGAGGAATCTCACATGTCCCAGCTGATCTGCATCTACGACACCGAAACCACCGGCCTGCCGAACTTCCGCGACCCAAGCGACCACCCGGACCAGCCTCACCTGGTCGATATCTGCGCCCTGCTTTACACCCCCGAGGGCGAACTGGTCGACAGCTTCGAAGCCATGGTCCGCCCTGACGGCTGGAGCATCCCCGAAGAGGTGTCCGCCATCCACGGCATCACCAACGAAATCGCGCTCGAGCACGGCATCCCCGAAGCGGTGGCCGTCGAAGGTTTCCTGGCCATCGCCAACCGCGCTGGCCTGCGCGTGGCTCACAACGTGTCGTTCGACGATCGCATCATGCGCATCGCCCTCAAGCGCTTCCAGGACCCATGGGTGGCCGAAACCTTCCGCGAGGCCGAGAAGTTCTGCACCTGCCAGTCCACCACCAACATCGTGAAGTGCCCGCCCACCGCCAAGATGATCGCCGCCGGCCGTGGCCGTCAGTTCAAGCAGCCCAGCTTGGCCGAGGCATTGAAGTTCTTCACCGGTGAGGAACTGGTCGGCGCCCACCGTGCCCGCCCGGACGCCGAGGCCTGCGCCCGCGTGTACTTCGCCCTGCAGGCTTACCAGTCGGTTGCCTGATCCCTCGCTATTGCGCCAGCCCAGCTGGCGCCACCTCTTCAAGGACGGCAGCATGCTGATCAAGAAAAAACTGACTCACTTCCACTTCTGCTGCGGCCTGGGCGGCGGCGCCAAGGGCTTCAACCGGGCAAAGCCCATCGTCGGCAACATGCAGGCCGAGTGGGAATGCATCGGCGGTGTGGACGTTGACCCGGCTGGGCTGGCCGACTTCGAGCGGTTAAGCGGCGTCAAAGGCACGCTCATCGATCTGTTCACCCGCGACCAGTACATCCGCTTCCATGGCAAAGAGCCGCCGCCAGGCTGGCGTGAAGCAACCCCGGAGGATATCCGGCGCGCCGCCGGCGGCCGACGCCCCGATGCGGTGTTCATCAGCTCGCCATGCAAAGGCGCCAGCGGGCTGCTGTCCGAAACCATGAGCATGACCCCGAAGTACCAGGCACTTAACGAGCTGACGCTGCGCTGCATCTGGCTGTTCGGTGAGGCCTGGCGCGATGACCCGGTACCGCTGCTTGTGTTTGAGAACGTCCCCCGCTTGGCCAGTCGCGGCCGGCATCTGCTGGACCAGATCGGCGCCCTGCTTAGCCACTTCGGCTATGCGGTCGCCGAAACCACCCACGACTGCGGCGTGATCGGCGGCCTGGCCCAGAGCCGAAAGCGCTTCCTGCTGGTAGCCCGCCACGTCGAGAAGGTGCCCCCTTTCCTGTACGAGCCGGAAAAGAAGAGCCTGCGCGCTGTCGGCGACATCCTCGGCCGCATGCCGATGGCCGGCGACATCGAACAGGCTGGCCCAATGCACCGGGTACCGGCCCTGCAGTGGAAGACCTGGGTTCGCTTGGCCCTGGTTGAGGCCGGCAAGGACTGGCGCAGCCTGAACGATCTGACGATCGAAGATGGCTACCTGCGCGACCTGATCATTGTCCCGCAATTTCGCAACGGGTTCCTTGGCGTGCACGATTGGCAAGAAACGGCCGGCACCGTTGCTGCTCGCAGCGGCCCAGCCAACGGAAAGTTCTCGGTGGCTGATCCCCGTGCCAAAGCCGGCGCCCTGCAGTACCAGCAATACGGTGTGCGCCGCTGGCAGGACACAAGCGGCGCTGTCATCGGGGTCAAGAGCCCTGGGCAAGGCACGTTCAGCGTTGCAGACCCGCGTCGAGGTGGCCAAGGCTTCGGCAAATACCAGGTCACTCCATTCGGCGGGACAGCCAACACCGTCATTGCTGGCAGCACCACAGGTCAAGGGGCCTTTGCGGTCCAGGACCCTCGCTATCACAACTGGCACCCAGGCGCGTCGAGCCGAAAGCTCAACGTGGTTGCCATGAACCAGACCGCTGGCACCGTTACTGGGTCGCAGCAGGTTGCCAGCGGCGCCCTGTCGATCGCTGACCCGCGCCCGGGGATGCGCCGCAGCAAGGGTGATGCCTACCTAACAGGCGGTCACTACGGTGTGGTGCCCTGGAATGGCCAGGCCGGCGCCGTTTCCGCCAGTGCCATGCACGACAACGGGCGCTGGAGCATTGCAGATCCCCGCCTGCCCGAGGCCAACGACCGGCTCACCTGCGTGATCGAATCGCTCGATGGCACCTGGCACCGCCCATTCACCACCCTGGAGCTGGCCGCGCTGCAAAGCCTGGTCGAGCCCGAGGAACAGCTAGAGCTCGACGGCCTGAGCGATCAAGCCTGGCGCGAGCGCATCGGTAACGCAGTGCCGCCGGCCGCGGCGGAAGCCATCGCCCATGTGATGGGCACCACCCTGCTCCTGGCCGCCCAGGGCGAAACCTTCATGCTCAGCAGCATGCCGATCTGGGTTCGCCCGGTTGCGGTGGGGCTGAGTGTTGCTCAAAGGGAGACAGCATGAACCCCATCGCCCAGCAGGCCCTTAACCGGGCACGGCAGCCAGCCCCTGCGCCGGCTCCAGCCTATTCCACCGAAACCGCCTACCGCCCCAAGCCAATCCCGGTGCTGGTGGTGACTGGCCCTATCAACGAATACATGCGCCAGCAGGCACGCAAGGAAGCCACCGACACGGTTCTGGCCCTGCACCGCACCCTGGCAGCCACCAACGGCGTTGCCCTGGTGGTGGAGCAACTGAAACGCACCGCCGAAGGCCGACCCTCCAGCCACATCGCCGGTTACTTGGACGTCATTCAACTACTGGAGCAAGGGCAATGAGGCCCCTTGCCGTCTTCTGGTGCTGCCTCACAGCAGCCGCCTTTGCCTTCCTGATCGGCGTAGTGCTCACCATCTACGCCACCAACCACCGCGTTGCCCAAGCCGATGACCAGCACCCGCCACCGCCATCCGGCGACCAGTTCGACGAAGGGCCGGTGCTGGCCCGGCTGCCGTCCGCACACCTTGCCCCTGTCCGTTTCATTTTCTGAGAGGTACCTATGAACGCCGCACAAATCCCCGATGACGTTGAATTCATCAAGATCGCCGAGGTGCGCCGCATCACCGGCATGAGCACCAGCACCATCTATGAGCGGATGCTGGACAAGACCTTTCCCAAGCAGGTGAAGCTGGGTCCGCGCTCGGTTGCCTGGGTCAAGTCCGAGGTGCAGGCCTGGGCCAAAGAGCGCATTAGCGCTGCCCGCCCGGGCTGATCAGTCCACCAGCAGGCCGTCCAGGTAGTCGGCCCAGTCCTGCATCATCCCCCTCCGCTGTTCCACGAACTCAGCATGGTTGTATGCGTCGCCTATGTGCGACAGCTGAGCATCGATCCACCTCTCGTTGTATCCCATCTCGTTCAAGGCGGTAGAGATCGTCGCGCGGATCCCGTGCCCGGTCAGCCGTCCCTGATATCCCATGCGTTTCAACAAAGAGTTCACTGTGCCATCGCTTATAGGCTTGCGCGGGTCGTTACGGCCCGCGATAAGCATGCGATACCGCCCTGTGAGCTGGTGAACGCGCTTCGCCTCTTCCATCGCCTGCCGCGACAGCGGGACCAGGTACGGTGGAATCTCCCCGCTTTTCGTCCTTACCCTCTTCTGCAACTGCTTCACGATCCCTGGCGGGATAGTCCACAGCTCTTCCACGAAATCGAACTGGTCAAAGGTCGCGCTGCGCAGCTCGATGGTGCGCACGCCGGTCAACAGCAACAGCTTGACCGCGCTGCGAGCGTACTCGGCGCACTTGAAGTCGCGCAGCGCCACCAGGAATTCTTTCAGTTCATGCCGGCGCAGGTAAGGGTTGTGCTGCTCGGGCGGTTCCGGTACCGCCACAATGTCCAGGTCGGCGGCCGGATTCACCTCGAGCAAGCCTTCGGCAATACCGAACCGGAATATCTCGTTGAGCCAGGAACGGCACTTGCGGGCCGAGTTCAGCGCCCCACGGCTTTCCACGCGGCGCATGGCTGCCAGCACCTCAGACCGTTTGATCTGGCCAATGGGCAGCTTACCCAGCTCAGGTATCAGGTCCTTGTCCAGGTAGAAGCGGGACTGCACCGCTGAGCCCTTCCTGGCTGCGGCCCAGCGTGGCAACTTGAACTCATGCCAGCGGTTGGCCACGGCAGCGAAGGTGTTCTTGTGCTGCACGGCGGCTTCTGCCTTGGCCTGCCGGCGCTCAATGCGCGGGTCCAGGTCCTTGGCCACCATCGATCGGGCCTCGTCCCGTCGCGCCCGCGCGTCGCGCAAGCTGATCTCGGGATAGGTGCCGAAGGATATGCGGGAGGGGGTTCCATGCCAGCGAAACCGAAAGTGCCATGACTTCGTTCCGCTGCGATCAATGTGAAGCGACAGGCCTTGCCCGTCGGTAATGGAATAGGCCTTGTCCTGGGCCTTGGCTTGCCTGACAGCCGTGTCGGTTAGGGGCAT